ACGCACCTTACGGGCCAACTCTGCGGCGGCGAGGTAAGGGGGCACTGCGGCAGGATCCCTTCCATCTGCATATTGTTTGACAAGCGATGCGGGAAGATCCTTCAGCCGCTCAGAGATTTGAACCAGATTCATGTCTGTTCCTTATTTGGTAGCGGTGGATTTGCCAAATGTGTCGGGCATGGCAATAGCCAGCGCCGCCAAAAGCTTCTGCAAGTCATTTTGTTGTGGCACATCATAAGAGGCTGCCGTGATCGGCAGACCAGAATAAAGCTTCTGGGCATACTCAACCTTCTTGTAGGGGTCGAGCTTCTCCTCTTCAAACTGCGCCCGGTCAGCCGCAACGCCTTCGGCTGTGATGCCTCGCTGTTGTGCGCCCAAACCAGCCTGCTCCGTCAAAGCCTGCAAGCCATACTGATTTGCCGCTGTCTGAGCCTGGAGGCCAAAGCCCTGCTCTCTATTGAACTGATCTGCGGCCTTGTCATATGCGGTGCGGTATCCCTCACCCAATGTCTTGGTCTGGAGATCCAACAGGTTGCGCAAGCCTTCGGATTCCATGATGGCCTGACGGCCACCGCCAAAGGCTCCTGCCTTGGTCAGACTACCCATGCCACCCAGATTGTTGATCTCAGCCTGACGGCGTTGCTCCTTCAGCACTGGATCCAGGGCAGATTGGAGGTAAGGATTCATGTAGGCATTTGCCTGATCCGCGCCAAAGGTGGAGGGTGTAAACGCACCCATCTGACCGGTTGGCACGTTTAAATTACCGGCGCTGGCAAATGCTTTGTTCTGGAGATCAGATGGCCCAGCGGTCAATGGGCCAGTGTAGGCTTGGTAGCCTTCTTTGCTCAGAGCCTGTCCACGGGACAGGTAATCAGTAATGCCCGGGCCAGCATAAGAGGCAAGGCTTTGATCTTGACCGCTTGTGCCTGCTGGGGCAGTTACACCACCCACTGCAAATGAGGCTATGCCTCCCTTGGCATATTTAGGCATGAACTTCTCCGCATTGATTTGTTTGCCCTGCTTCTTTGTGCCCGTCCGGGCTTGTCGGATCTTGTCCATCATTTTGTATAGGTGCTTTGCACCCGCATCAGAGTTTCCATTCCCAAGGTGGGACACCACATCTGCGGGGATTACAAACTCACCATGGCTTAAGCGGGCTGGCTGGTCTTTGTCAATCGTGGCGGGGATCTTGTCTTCCATGCCATCGGTTTCACCGCGCAGATAGCGGCCTTTAGCCATTTCCATAAGGCCACCCTCCGCTTTGCCAACTGGCGCTGGGATGGGTAGGTACTTCGACTTGTCAAAGGTGGGAGTTGGCATGCTTGGCGTTCCAGAATAAATACCACTCTTAGCAATATCTGCGGCTGTTTTGGATGTAACTACTGGCATCTTTTGATTTGCCGGGTTGGCCGCATTCCTGCGCGCCAGAACATCAGCCTGCGCTTGAGTGAGATTTGATGCCGTAGCTCCTTGCGCCTCTGGCGCATAGATAACATCAGAGAAATAACGGCGACCACCAGAACCCGGGCGGCGATCTGGGTCATATGTGTTGGCAACTTGTTGGCGATAGGCGTTGACAACGGGAACGCCACCTTGGTAGCCAGAAGGCTTACGAGCAGATGCGTTTAAACCTGTCAGAGAAGCTATGCCCAGCCCGCTTTGTAAAACCTTTGTCCAATCGGTTACATCTTTGCCAGCCGAATCCTTCTTTGTAAAGTAACCCTTTACAGCATCAGGAACCCCGCCAAGCCATTTGTCAAACGCAGATGTTTGCTCTTGCGTTGGGGTGAAAACGGTAGAGGGTGACTCTCCAGCCACATATGATTTGTCAGCGGCCATCTTGTTGCCGTACATATCTATGTATGTGCCGTCATTCTGCTTGTAGACAACGGCCCCGTCATCCATCATTTCTGGGCGGTTAAACTGGGCAAGACCCTCATATTCGGCTTGCAAAGCTTCTTGTTGCTCTGGAGTCCACCCCAAAGAAGAATCACTTTCGCTTGGGCCTATGGTTGCACCCGGGTCTGCGCCTGTATTGGGATTGTCTTCATAGTAGCCCATCCCATCGTCTACATAATCTTCCCAACTCATATGCCGCTCCTTCGCAGGATTTCTAAAAGTTCATCTACGGAACCACCTCCAGCCATTTTAGGCTGGGTGGTGGGGTTTGTCTTGTCTTTTGTTTTGGACGCAAATGGATCTGCTGACCAATCGAAATATTGGAAATCCTGCGCTGGCTCTTGCGTTTGCTGAACCTGTTGCTGCGGCTGATTTAACCCAGACATGATTGCAAGCAGTGCGGGTACGTTTAAACCACCACCCGGCTGAGCGGCGGCGTTGCCGCCCGTTGGCACGGCAGTGTTGCCCGTTCCAGCGGGAGTGGTTATGGGTTTTGTTGTTGCGACCCTTTGGGTGGGAGGCTTAACCAGCGGGAACTTGCCAGTGGGAAGCTTTGGAAGCTTTAGGTTCCCGGTGCTTGTGTCTGTTATCCCTGTCCAAGGCGTATCAGTTGACTCCGTAGAGCCAACAATGTTTCCATCGCCATCAAGCGTCAAAGTGGAACCATCATCACTTGTATAGGTGTAGGTTCCAGATGTGGGGTCGTATTTGTACGCCCCCATCCCGGTGGAGTCCTCACTATAAATAGGGGTGTTTACATCAACTTCACCCAAATCTTGCTTGCCGCCCCCGGTTAAATCCTTACCAAACTCCGCAACACGCTTGGCCTGTTCTGCATCTTCGTCAGTGGTGTCACCGCCCGTGACCACCTTGTTTAAATCAACCTCTTTTTTCTCTTCTAAGCCAGCCAGACGGAGCCGTTCGGCTTCATCATTGGCTTTGCGTTCAGCCTCGGCTGCATCCAATCTATTTTGCTCGGCAATAGCGGCTTGCCGCGCAGATTCCTGGGACTCAGCCGCCTCTTTTGCTATGCGATCAATTTCTGCCTGCGCAGCGTCAGCATCTTCTTTTGCCCTTTTATCGGTCAGGTATGTGTCATAGGCTTCAGGCGTTGTGTACCCAGCGGCGGCAGCTTCTTTTTGCTGGGCTAGGCTGTCCCAGCCTTGTTCTTGCAAAGTTTTTAAGTTGCCCGTGTAGGTGGTTACATCTTTCCAAGCATTGTCGGAGTTTTCCCATAGGCCATATAGCTCGTTGTATGCCATAGGCTGGTTTGCAGCATCTTGCATCCAATTCCACTGGCCCATTAAATCAGCATATGCTTTCCCTCTTACTGGGTTAGTAGTCCAGTCAATAGGTATTGACTTGTATTTTGCTAGGTCTTCGTTATATTTAGCAACCCTGTCATTCCAGGTGTTGTACTTTTCAAGTTCTGGCGCATAGGCAGTTTGCAAATCTTCCGATGCTTTTTCCCTTTGGGTTAGTGCATTGATGTCTTCGTTGCTGCCGCCAGCCATTACAAAATTATTTACTGCATTTCGCTCGTTTAAATCTTTGTACCCCGCATACCTCGCCGTTTGGTTTAGGCCTTTTACGGTGGCATCAAAGCCCTGGTTAAACAATTGATAGGCGGCGTTGCTGTCTTTGTTAAATGCCGTTTTAAATGCGTTAACTGTTGCCGACTGCTCTGCCTTGCTTAACCCATCAAACCCGGGCATTTGTTTAAACGCTTCGTTTAAGGCTTCGCTGGTTAGCGCCCCAGTGACGATCTGGGCGCTGTTGATGTCAGTGTTGCCTTGTCGAGCGGCGGTGGCAAAGATGTTCCTGGAGATGTTGCCTGCAACCGCTCCAACCTGAGCCGACCCTGCCGCTCCAGACGCGCCTGTACCTGCAAATGTCTCTCCCGTGGTGATGTCCGTCTGTGGGCCAACCCCTGCGATATTGCTTTTAACCCACTCCCCGCCAGAAGAAATAAGGTAAGCCTTGGCCCCTTCGGTGAGCCATTCTTCAGGGCTGGCGTTTTTGCTGGTTACCGTTGCCACTCCATTGATGTATGGGATAAGCTGTGGCTGACCCGCTGCAACTGCCGCTGCAATTGCAATCCATTTGACCGGGTCTTTCGCCATGTCCTTGCCAATGTTATTGACAACTTTCCCGGCTACGGAGTCGGGGTTGTATGGGTTTAGTGCGCCCAAATCTTTGGTCAGTTGACCAACTGCGGATTGAGAGTTGAGTGGGTTTAAACCACCAGCGCCCGGGAGCCAAACCGTCTGACCGCTTTGGAATGGATTGTCTATGCCGGGTACGATATTCCCAGGAGCCGCTGAACTTGGGTTGTTAAAAAACGCAGTTGTGGCCCCAACGGGGTCTTGGAAAAATCCCATATTAGGTCACCGGTAAAGCTGAAACAAATGAAAGGGTAGCCACAACCGATTGGGTTGATGGACGCACTGGGCTTATAGATGCAGGATAGGCTTGAATCGTCACTGAAGCATTGGTCGTTGACCAATAAATTTGAATGTAATCATTCTCAGCCATCGACACAAAATAATTCCACCCTGAGATGATGTGGCCGTTCACACCGCCGTGAGAGTTTGGGACTGAGATAAACCCTGTGGAGCCAGCAATGTCAGTGCCGTTTTGCTTTAGCCAAATGCTGATGTCTTGAATTTGATTGTTGGTGTTTTGAAACTGCGTTGAGAATTGCAGGTTGTATATACCGGCATTTGCCACAGTGATTTTGGATGTATCAATGCTCACGGCGTTAGAAAAATCCGTGGTGTTTAGAGTCATCAACGTGGCCGTGTTGGCCGTGGTAGTTTGATCCTGATCGCTGGAAAATGCCCCGTAGGGGAAGTTAATGTACTTACCCCCCGTTGTGTCCAGTAGGTTTCCAAATGCGCCGTCAATCTGGTTGAAATAGATGCGGAGCATGTTGCGAAACTGATCCTCATCCACCTTGGCGTAGTCAATAGGTGGAATGGACAGAGCAGGCGCTCTGAACTTGCGGAGGAACCGGGTGAAGGCTGTAGCCATCAGCGTCTGCCGTCCTGACGAATGTCAATACGGGGTGAGCCAGCTTGCCACTGAACACCAAGCGTAGTTGACCGGTACTCCATGGCTATCTGACGGCCACGCACTCTGATGTACACCTGACCTGTAAACGCTTCAATTGGAACCGTTGCCGTGCGAGTCACAGAGGCGTTGTCTGACCCACCCAGAGATGAGGGGCTGTTATACCCAGAGCCTGAGTTCTGCATAGGCTTGAGATACATGGTGATCTGGGGGTTTGTAACAGTTGAGCCAACAAACTTTACATCTGGCAACAGCCGCCAAATAAAGCCAAACCGATCCCCATCTTCTACATCAAATTCTGCGGAGGTGATGAAAGACTCAATTGCCACAGCCGTTCCTGTGGTGTTGTCATCCACACCAACCTCATGGTCAACCAGATTTCTTTCATAGGTGGCGGCAAGGGGGTAATCCCTTAATCCAGAGTCTAGCCACGCGGTTCGGGCTAGAGAGCCGTAATACCAGCAGCCCTGGCCTTGGTTTTCTGCGTAGTTGAAGATGACATAACTGTCCACCGTGGTGCTTGTACCGGAACAGTAAAACCACCAGATTTCATTGAAGCCTTCGTTTGTCCCAGCAAACACTTGGTCACTT